ATGGGGACGATAACGTCACGCCGCCGGAAGGATGGCAGCACGGGCTATACGGCCCAACTCCGCATCATGCGGGATGGAGTTCGAGTCTATCAGGAAAGCCAGACTTTCGACCGGAAGCAGACCGCGCAGGCGTGGCTGAAAAAGCGAGAAACTGAGCTTGCTCAGCCAGGTGCCTTGGAGCGTGCGAAGCGGAAGGGATCAACGGTCCAGCAGATGATCGCCCGCTATGTGGAGCAGTTTGGTACCACGCTCGGCCGGACCAAGGAGGCGACGTTGAAGGCCATTGGCGAGACGTGGCTCGGTGACCTTGATGACCGAGAACTCACCAGCCAGCGTCTGGTGGAATATGGCCAGTGGCGCATGGGGCCCGAAGGCGGTGGGGTGCAGGCGCAGACGGTAGGCAACGACCTTTCGCACCTAGCGGCCGTACTGTCGATCGCGCGGCCGGCGTGGGGCTATGAGATCGATCCGCACGCCATGGCCGATGCCCGGCGGGTGCTCAAGAAAATGGGCATGATCAGCAAGAGCAAAGAGCGCGATCGGCGTCCCGAGCCCGAGGAGCTGGATTTGCTGCTGGAGTACTTCTTCGAGATGCAGCGGCGCCGGCCGGCGTCGATCAACATGCCCAAGGTAATCGCATTCGCCATCTTCTCCACCCGCCGTCAGGAAGAGATCACCCGGATCCGCTGGGACGACGTGGACGAGCGCCGGCAGGCGGTGCTCGTGCGCGACATGAAGAACCCAGGGCAGAAGATCGGCAACCACGTCTGGTGCCACCTCCCAGACGAAGCCTGGGCCATCCTGCAGTCGATGCCGCGTGAGTGCGAGGAGATCTTTCCTTACAACGGTGATTCGATCTCTGCGTCGTTCACCAAGGCCTGCCAGTTTCTCGGCCTGCAGGATCTACGCTTCCACGACCTGCGGCACGATGGGGTCAGCCGGCTGTTCGAGATGGACTGGGACATTCCTCGCGTGGCCAGCGTCTCGGGCCATCGCGACTGGAATTCGATGCGGCGCTATACGCACCTGAAAGGCCAGGGCGATCCCTATGCGGGATGGCCCTGGCTGGAAAGGATCATCGCGGCGCCGGTGATGCTCGGCGCACGCGTCCCGCGCTAGCTTGCCCGGTTGTGCAGCTTGTCGTTCTCGCGGACAGCCCGCTCACGCTGCACGTCCAGGTAACGAGCTAGGTCCGTCAGGTGCACGCCCTGGGCGGCCTTCTGGCTGTTCTCGATCCGTACCAGCGGCAGGTCGATAACGCCGGCGACGATCTTGCTGCGGAGCTTTGTCGGAGTCAGGTGGCTGAAGTAGTCGGTGCAGAGGCGTTCCAGTGGAATGACTGCGACGCCCCCGTACTGAGCCATAAGTAAGAAAGTCGTATTCAATGGGCGCCTCCGGTGCGGTCCAGAGTTCGGTTAATGACATCGGCGTCCTGCTCTGTCAGCGCGCCGAGGGTGTTGGCCATGCTGGCCAGGGCGAGGAGGTGGATGCGATCGCCGCTGGAGCGGCTGACCTGGTAGCGGATGACCGCCTCGCCCAGCAGGGCGGTGGCCTGGCAGCGTTGCACCAGGGCCGGGTGGAGCGTGATAGGCTGAGCATTGCTACTGCGCTGGTTTACGTTAGGCATGATGTTTCTCCAGTGGTGGTGGTCGGCCTGGGCGAGTTGGCGCTCCCCAGGCCTCTTGCTTTCCGGCGTCCCTTCAGCGAATCCGGACCTTCTCTCCTCGATCACGAACAGTTGGACGCTCCCGGCCCTCAAGCTGCCTCCCGGTTGTAGTCGCGGCGGGCGGCGTCGTAGTGGCTGGGCAGGATCTCCTCAGCACCGTCGATCCAGCCGGCGCTGGGCTTGCCTGCGGCGACGTTGGCCAGGTGCTTGTCCTGGTCGATGCAGAAGCCCAGGCAGAAGTAGGCCGAGCCGTGCTGGGTGAAGAACAGGCCGCCGCTGAGCAGCAGGTTGCCGGTGTTCACGCCCAGGCGATCCCAGAACGCATGCACGTCGAGCGACGCCGGGCAGTGCTCCTGCCACAGCTGGACCAGACGCTGGTGCTCGACCTGGAGGGCTTCTCGCTCCGCCTTGGGCATGCCCTTGGCCGTCTTCGGCTTGACGCGCAGGCGGCGGAAGCCCCACTGATCAGGTCGGCACCAGTGGACGTCCAGCTCCTGGCCTCCCTTGAGCTTTATGCCGCCGGGCATGACGTCGGTCGTGGAGCGCAGCAGGGCGACCTCACCGCCGAAGGCCTCGCCCAGACGATCAGCAGCGAGCCGCAGGGCTTGGCGCTGGTTGAAGCAGTCCTGGACGATGGCGACGACTGCAGGGTCTGTGGAGCGGTAGTGGTATTGCTGCATGGTGTCTCTCCTTGGGGTGGGCGGATCAGGGCTTGAAGTGCCAGCACTTCACGTTGGGTTCTTTCTTCTCGCTCAGGGGGTTGCGCAGCATTTCGCGGGTGCGAATCGCACTGGACGTGGAAACGTTGATGCCCAGGAGCTTGTGCCGGCGGCAATCGGGCAGCATGCGGCGCAGGGTGTTGAGGTCCGGGATCTTCTGCTTGAACTCAGCGGCCTTCTCGGCGAACTGGTTGAGGTTGATGGCGATCAGCTCGTCGGGCTTCTTGGCGTGGTTGACCATGGCGTGGTCGCCGCGCGATTCCAGGTAGTCGTACACGGCCCAGAATTCGTCCAGCTCGGCTGGATCGGCGCTGATCGCGCTCTGGCGCTCCATGGCCATCTGCAGCAGCTGCTGATCACAGGCAGCCAGCTGGGTCTCGCTCAGCGGCAGGATCAGGGCCAGGCAGTCCACCAGGGCCAGGATCATGGCGTGGTTCTTCACCACCCGGGCCGAGCGCAGGGCGCTCATCTTGCGCAGCCGCTGGCGGTGGTGCGGATAGCGCTCGGCGAATAGGGCCATGACCTGGGGCTCGGCCTTGATGGCCTTGACCAGGAAGTGGCTCAGCTCCTCGATCTCCATCAGGTTGATGGCGTCCGCGGCCGCGCTGCTGGCCTCGGTGATCTTGGGCTTGGTGAAGTGCAGCTTCACGATCCGCGAGAGGATGGCTTCGTGGCCCGTAACCGGCGCGTTCTGGCTGATGACGATGGTCCCGCGGAAAGGCGGCTCGTAGGTTTCGTTGGTGTTGTTCTTGACGCCGCGGGTCCGCAGCAGACCGCCGCCGAAGAAGTCCTTCAGCTCGTCCCAGTCAAAGCTCTTGGTGTTGGCGGCATCGCTGTTGCGGTCGCCCTCGAGGAGCACGACCGGCATGCCGGCAACCTGGCCCATGGCGCGGCTGCGGCCAGAGGCCGAGCCCTTGGTCGGGTCGAAACCTTCGTAGTTGCGGCCGAACAGCTTCCAGATGAAGACCAGCAGGGTGGATTTGCCGGCGTCGGGCTCGCCAGTCACTTCCAGGAAGGGAAAGCTCTCGTACTGGCCGCGGATCTGCTCGGCGAAGAGGGAGCCGAACCAGTAGGTAAGGGTGATCAGGCCCTTGGCGCCGAAGCATAGCCAGAGCTTGGGCAACCAGTCTTCGCGGTAGCCGGTGCTATCGGGCTGCGCCTTGATCTTCAAGAGCGACGGGGACTTCACCCGGCGCTTGCCCAGCTCGAAGTAGTCCTCGCTGTTGGCCTTGACCACGTTGCCGTTGTGGCAGGCGATGTCGTTGAAAATGTAGGCCTGGTGGTCCTTGCTGTAGCCCATGAAGTCGATGGTCTCGACGGTCTTCACGCCCTCGGTTTGGGTGATGACGATCTGGTCCAGGTGCTTCTGGGTGCCGAGCCAGGTGGCGCCGGCGTGCAAGAGCTTGGCCTTGAATTCACCGCTCGAGGCCATCTGCTTGGGCGTGAAGGCCAGCTTCTCGGCCGGGCCGTCGTGGGGCGGGTTCACGCGGAGGTAGTACCAGGCCTCGCCGGTGGATTCGCTGATCTGCTTGTAGAGGGTCTCGAAGTTGCAGTTGGCCAGCAGCTTGAGCGAGCAGACGTTCTCCAAGGCGCGGCGGCGGGCGCTGTTTTCGTTGAGCATCCGGTCCTCGGGCTCGTCGCTGTCCAGGATGGCGCGCTGCTCTTCGTCCAGCTTGCTGAGGTCGAACTTGGCCCAGTACATGCGGTTGCCGAAGTCGAAGTAGAACTCGCTGCTCGCTTCCTCGAATCCGTAGATCCGCAGCGCTTTCTCCTTGGGGGAATCGGCCAGCAGCAGGGTGCCCTGGTGGTGGGCGATCTCCAGGTCGCGCTCAATGCGGTCTTTGCGCTTGTCCTCTTTCTCGAACATCCAGCGCTGGTGCAGATCGTTCCAGTCGACCTTGCGGCCACCTGGTTGCGGAATCTGAGCGGCTTCCTGGTTGCGATAGCCGAGGTCCTTGGCCAGGCGTACCCACTTGCGGATGTTCTCCCGGGCGGTCGGCTCGTTATCCAGGGCCCAGACCAGTTTCGGCAGCTTGGGGCCGCGGGTACGGGCCAGCTCCTTGAGGGCTTCCTCGGGGAAGGGCGCGCTCGACATCATGGAGACGGCGTGGATGCCGTGATGCAGCAGGGCGATGGCGTCGAAGATCCCTTCGACGATCCACAGCTCCTGGACCTGCAGCAGGTCGACGGTCGGCGGCACCCAGAGCTTGCCCTTGTAGCTCCAGGCCGGCTTGAAGCGGGCCTTCTTGCTGCCGAAGCGGTTCGGGCGATCGATCAGCCGTTCCCAGTAGCCGCCGGCGGGCATTTCAAAGCGCACGGTGGCCGAGCCGATGCCGAGGTCGCGGTCCCAGTAGTTCTCCTGGGTGTACCAGCCTTTGATCAGGCCCAGATCGAAGCCGCGGGCGAACTGGAGGTAGCCATCGGCACTGGCGGCCGGGGCGTCGTTGGTGGGCTTGAAGCGCTCGGACCAGTCCTCGAACAGGTCGCTATAGAGCTCCTTGACGTGCCAGGTCTGGCCACACTTCGCCTCGCGGCCGCACTTCACCACCCAGGGATTGGCGTGGCTGGTGTAGAGCTCGGTCTTGTGGCACGCCGGGCAGGTGCCCTTGCGCATGTAGTCCGTGCCGTTGATGTGCCGCAGGCCGAGGTCAGCCTCGAGGCGCTGCAGCACGTCGGCGCGGAGCTGGTGGTCCATTTGGTACATGCTCAGAACTCCGCCGCGCGGCCGGTACCGAGGTCGCGCACCAGGCGCAGATCGCTGCCCTCATGGCGTTCGGCGTCGGTGGCCAGGATGTTCAAGGCGCGGGCGAGCTCGCGCAGATCGGCGGGGGTCCAGAAGTCTTCCTTGCCCAGGGCGCCGTCATTGGAAACGACCAGAGGCTGGCCGGCGTTGCGGTGAAGGGTGACATCGAGCTGGCGGCGCATCAGTTGGCCTCCTGGGTGGCGAGCTGAGCGCGGATCAAGCGGGCGGTCTGGTCGGCGGCGAGCTGGGAGGGGAAGCGGCGGAGGATGGCGGCGCGGCGGTTGGTGACGTCCTCGATACGCACGTAGCGCGGCTCACCCCAGTGCTGCTGGACGGTGTAGTCGGCTCGGCCTTGAAGCCAGCGGGCGAAGGCTTCGGCGGCTTCGGCCGGCAGCTCGAGGTGGACTTTGAGGGTGTTCGGCATGATGTTTCTCGCTGCAAAAAGGCGCAGTTCACCCATACCCACGCAAGGCGGGCATGGATCAGGTATTCAGGGGCTTAGCGGGAGGCGTTCTGTCGCGTGCCGGGGTCTTCGTCGATCAGAGCGTCGAAGATTTCCACGACCGGAATGCAGTAGCGCAGGCCAGTGGCCGGATTGACCAAGACGACGACGTCGCCGGTGCTGGCATCGATGTCTAGGAAGCGGTGGCCCTTGAGGGCTTCGAGTTGATCACTGGCGCGGGCGACTAGGCGCTCGGCAGTGTGTTGGGGCACGCCCATCAGCTGCAGATGCGCGGCGGCTGCATCCTGCAGGGCTTGGCTGCGGCCGAGGTGCTTGGCTTCGTGGTTGCGCATGTAGGCCAGGGCAGCAGCCTGCATGGTGTCGAGGTAGTCGGCGGGGTGGTTGGTGGTGGTCACGATGCGATGTCCTCTCTGACGTGCTGCTGCTGGTCTTCGTCGATCTCGTCCTGGAGCAAGCTCAGCTGCTCTTCGCAGATGACCAAGTTGTTCTCGTACACCTTCTGCGCCATGGCGTTGAGGTGGCTGGTGCTGGGTGGTAACTCGCAAGCCGGCGCATTCGGCAATCCACTCGGGCTGGCCAGGTGGGTCAGCTCGGTGTGGGCATAAAACGACGCGCTGCAGGGCGCGAAGTGACACTGGAAAACCTGTTGCCGCAGGAATACGTGGGCAAACCAGCTGGTCCGGCAGACCAGGGGCGCACCGCAGAAGCAGCACCAGAACTGCCCCTTCTTCTGTTTCTTGAACAAAGCCATCTATCTTCCCTGCCGCCTGTGGCGGCTCCGGCCTGGCCGGTTTCTGGCGCTCCGCGCCGACTACGTGCCCGCTGTCCTGGCAGGCTTTCAGGGTTCGCCGTCTGGCTAGTGTTTTGGATCCGTTGCTTTAGCCGCGTGCAGCGTGATCACCGCCCAGACTTCTTCCTCACGCGCCGCCATATGCCGGCGATGCGCGCCGAGGATCTGCTCGATCTCCTTCGCATCGATGACGCCGTCCTCGAGCGCCTGGCCGATGATCTGGTCCACCAGCCCGCGCTTGACCGCGGTCTTCACCGAGCGGGCGTAGAGGTCTAGGTTGTCCAGGTCGCCGATCTCGGCCTGGCGCACGAAAAAGCCGCCGTACTGAGAGGCCAGGTAGTCCACCAGGTGGGTGGTGCCGGTCTCCTGCTCGAGCAGCAGGATCTGGGCATCACTCAGCGGGCGGCAACCAGCGGTTTCGTAGGCGTGGTTATCGAACTTCTTGAGCGGCAAGCCGAGGCGTGCTGCGGCGCACTCGCGACCACCTGGGTAAGCGCAGATCACGGCACTGATGACCTGGCGGCGGGTTTCTAGGGCGGGGCGTTTCATCTTCCAGTATCTCCCTGGGCCGGATGGCCCTATCGTTCCGCCACAGGTGAGGTCTCGCCGTCCTTGATGCCGAGCAATACGGCAGCACGGTGCGACTCGCCTCGCAGGCACTTTTTCTGGCCGTTGAGCACCGCGTATACCGTGCTCGGGGTCAGTCCGTTCTGTTGCGCCCATTCCTTGGCACTCAACCCGAGACGCTTCAGGCGGTCGCGTGCAGCGTCACAAGCTTGCTCTGTTGGGTATCCGTTCGGCATAGTTCGGCTTCGTGTGATTACGTGTGGTTTCGTGTGAATTCGCCGCTAGTGTTTCCCTATATACGGGGAGTGTCAAGGGTCTAATGGACGATATGTTGGGAATTGGGTCTCGGCTGCGGGAGGAGCGACTCCGCCTCGGTCCCAACCAGACGGATTTTGGCGCTTCCCTAGAGGTTGGGAAAAACACCCAGTACGCCTACGAAAAAGGGGAAAGAGCGCCTGATGCGCTCTATCTTCTGAAGGCAAAACGTCTCGGCATCGACATTTGGTACGTGATGACTGGCGATCGAATGCCCGCCCTTGAAGCTGCACTGTCGGATGACGAGCGAGAGCTCGTTACCTATTTCCGGGGAATGTCTGAAATCAGCAAAGACGCCGCGCGCCGCATGGCCTTCGCCCTGGCTGCAGCAGACGGCGCACTGGATTCCGGCAAGGCGTAGGCCCTGTCGGCCCCGGCCATGGGGGCCGGGAAGCATGGATTCCACAAGGAGTAGTTCCATGACCCATCACCATCGCTCGCTCGCGAGTTGCCTCCCTGCCTCCTTTTCAGGAGGTGTCGCATGGCGCTGACGCCCTGTAAGACCTGTAGCCACCAGGTGGCGCCGACGGCCAAGGTTTGCCCTGGTTGCGGGGTAAAGAATCCAGGTATCCGTCTGAAGCACTACTTCTACGGTCTGGTGTTCATCACGGTCGCAGGTTGGTTTTTCATCAAGGTTCTGGGTGCGCCGTCCACTGCACATGGCGAGAAGATCACGGCAGAAGAGTACGGCCAGGAATGGCCATTTACCGTGCCTGCCGTGCTGCTGGACTGCGAGCCACCGGCGTATACCGTGGTGCGCGTTGGCGACACCACCTACGCCGTTAATGGATCAGCACGGTCCAAGGCAGCGAAGATGGGCTGGCGTGATTTGACCGAGATCTGGCGCGACGATCCGAAATCGGTTGGCACTGGCACGACCTGGAAAGTCCCACCACCTACGGAGATGATCCAGCGAGCGCTTGCCCGCTGTCCCAAGTCCTGATCTGCAAGCCCGGCCTCTACGCCGGGCTTTTCGTATTAAGTAACCCTCAAGGGTTGGCGACCTACGTCACAAAATGTACTGTATACAAATACAGTAATGTGAGGGTCATGCAACCATGGAGCAGGTGAGTTACACCCAGGCTGAGCCGCGACAACGTCGAGAAGACGCTACGCGCCTGGTGGAGGTCGAGCGAGAGATGCTCGATGCCTTCCGTCACCTTTCCAGCGCCGACCAAAGGCGCATCCTGCTTCTGACGCGCAGCCTGCGGTGGGCTGTCGGTCCCTTACCTCCTCGCTAGTAGACACCACTCGTCGCTTCGTCTGTTGACCTGTCTCTGAAGCCAGCACCTATACTGTTTAAATGTACAGTATCAAGGTGCCATCATGGACGCTTTTAAGACACGGGGTCGCAGACTCGCGCAGCTCGCGCTCTCCCAGGCGCGGCTGAGGATCACCGGCTTCCAGAGCCCGGCCGAGGATCACGCACAGCTGCCACTCTCGATCGATGAGGCGATCGGCTGGGGCGCACCCAACCTCTGGCTCTGGTTGGTGAACAGCGAGGCCCTTGCGGGGCTGAGCATCCACCAGGGGGATGTCCTGGTCGTGGACCGTGCCGCCGATGTCGAGCCCGGGCGCGCGGTGATCGTGGTGGCCGACTGTGAGCACCGGCTCTGCACGGTGCTGACCACCCAAGAGCGGCAGCAACTGCTGGCGACGATAGGGCGTGATGGCCACCCGCGGCCTCTCGACCTGGTCGGCGAAGTGGAGCTCTGGGGCGTGGTGGACTTCCTGATGCGAGACCTCCGGCCATGAGCGTCTACGCATTGATCGACTGCAACTCCTTCTACTGCAGCTGCGAGCGGCTGTTCCGACCAGAGCTGAACGGGCGGCCGGTGGTGGTGCTGTCGAACAACGATGGATGCGTCATTGCGAGAAGCCGCGAGGCGAAGGCCCTGGGCATCGGCATGGGCGTGCCGTACTTCCAGAATCGGGCCTTTCTGCGGCAGCACCACGTGGCCGTCTTCAGCTCC